GACTTGACCATCTTCTTGGCGTTCTTAAAAGCAGCGTTGATATAAGTTTCTTTACCTAAACGATCTAAAGCTTTAAAGCCAGAGCCTTTCATTACCTTTTCTAACATCTTAGCAGTACCTGAAAGACTTGCTTGAGATAACTCTTTAGACACATCGTCTATATAGATGTCCAGCAACTCTACATTTTTCTCTTTAAATAAAGAAGACATAGTGTTTCTAAAACCGTTAAGCGCACCTGACGTACCTATATCACCTAACTGAGTAACAGCTGAAACAGGATTAGCAATAGTACCCATGTATCCTAAGTCACGGATCGCAGCGTTTACAGCACCGGGAGATTGTTCTCCACCAACGAAACGACTCCTAAGCATTGCGAGCATATCGGCCTCATCTTTCGGACGTACCCTTCCTTCAGCTACAGCTTTCTCAACGTAATCACCTATTGATTTATCAGCATTCATCAGCCCTGTGTCTGGGTCAATTACACCGTGAACCCCCATGAATTTTCTTTTCTCAATGTCATTTACGGCTCTACGTATATAGACAGCTAGAGACTCTTCAGGGGAAGCATAGTACTTAAGATTATCATCAGTCAATACCAGCTTACGTGTTTTGACAAACCCCGGCTTACCATCCTTAAGAAAAAAGGAACGCCCTTGTACCAGCTGGTCAATCACTTGTGCTTTTTCTTCCGATGTTAGATTCTCAAGATTAGTTCCTTTACTAGCAGCATAGCGTCTCATAGAGGCGTTTATCAAACCTCTTTCCTCAACGCCTAAACTTTCCTGCAAACCTTTCAAGTCTTTAACAATACGGGGAAAATAATTTTCTATTTTATCAAAAGAATGACCCGACTCTTTCAAGTCATCCCCCATCTTACGTAACACAGGGAGAACAGACATGTCAAACTCATCAGCTAAACCACGCCCCATCAAACCACGGGCAGCGTCAAACTCACCGTTGTATAGGTGTCTAGCTATGGAATTTTTAACATCGACTCCAAGATTTGAAAAACCTAAAGCCCAGTTTTTAGAATCATTAAGAGCAATAGATGTATTCTTATGTGTATCATACTCAAACCTGCGTAAACGACCAAAGGTAGCTTCGTCAATAGCCTTGATTCGAGTACTGATAGCGCCTAACGCTTTGTCTGCTGCACTGTTGGACAAACGACCTAAGGCACTATCGTTCACTACTATTTCTTCAGCTTGCTTCTGTGCTGCTTTGGCTGGTGAGACATTAATCTTAATACCTGTCCGATTTTGTGCAGCCTTTAGTTTGTTAAGGTCTACGCCTGCCTCAATTAACATTTCTTTAGCTTCAGTAGGGTTAGCACCTTTTTTAAGAGCCTTATCTACTTCTATTTGAGCGCGTCTTACTATCTTCTTAGCACTCCTATCGAGAAGAACCTCACCACCTTTAACAAAACCACCACTTAATAGACCACCGGCGGCAGCTGAAACTAAAGCTTTCGTCATGTCAACCTCGCCAGACTCTGTGGTCATCCTATCGTCAGCGACGCTTCCAAAACCTGCAATAAGTGCTCCTAGACCTAGCGCTCCTTTGGCAGTAGTAGCCGCAGGTAGTAAGTTGATAGGGTCAATTACTGCCTTAGAGATAGCACCAACAGCAGCACCTGTAGATTCAGGATCATAAGAAAACATAGGCCCAGCCGCACGTAAAACTTTTCTTTCTTTTTTACGCAAGAAAGCTTTGCGCCTCTCATCAAAAGGTAACTTACTAATATCTTCACCGAACTCTTCTTCAAAAGTACGTTGATTTGCAGAGCGGTCAGGACTGTACCCGTAAGAAGTTGTATAGCCTTTTGCATACTCAGGTACTGGAAAAAGAGCCTCTAAAAACAAAGAAGCATTTTCTAGATAATTACCATACTTTGTAAACGCAAACAAAGCCTGACGGACTTGATCATTTTCGCCCCTCGACAAAAATTCTTTTTCACCTTGATCGTTGATAATAATCAAGTCACCGTCCTCAGCACCTAACTCTCTTAACGTAGCTGATTTAAAAATGTCATCTGTGGTCAGGACTTTATCAATTTTTATTTCATCCTTATCACTAGAATGTACACGGACAAGCGCACCATCTTCTATACGATCTCCCGGTTCAACCCCTAAACTTTGTAGGGTAAAGCTATTAGTAACATCTTCTAACGTAAGAGTCTTATTACTCTTGTCCTCTACTGGTTCTACAAGAACTTCCGATACGGGAGACACGGGAGACACGGGAGAGCCTTCTTCACTTTCAGCACCCGCAGTTTTAAGCGCCTCAAGCTTTAGATTAAACTCTTCTCGTCTCTGATATATGCCGCCTTCTTCAACCTCTTTGCCTTTGGGAATGCCTGTAATGTTTGGTACGACATCTGGGGTCAGTCGGTCTTTAGCCCATGCGTTTATCTGAGGAAACTGACCTTTGCCTACCTTAGAAAATGCCTCGTAATCAGCACGAGTAAGATTCTCCATAGTATTAAGCTTCTCAAGATAATCAGACTCAACTTGAGAAAAGTCTTCTATGTTCTCTGCAAATTTAAAAGTTTGTTCTTGATCTTTAGACATTATAATCTACGCTTTTTTGAAAGTGATGAATACGGATCATTGGAATCATCTGTGGATCCTGTTCCTTCTTTTCCTCCACCGGTTACTTTTGCGCCTCTTAAATTAGCTAAGATTGCAATAGCTTTTGACATTGCTTCTTCAATGGAGAGATTTTCATCCTGTTGTATTTGCTTTGTTTTTAAGAAAATAGCGTTATCCATATCATCAGTCGTCTTACCTTCTTCAAACTGAATCAATGGCCAAAAAGTAGCGGAACCAGAAAATTCTTCAGGTATCTCAGCTTGTAAATTTTCGGTTTCTAATATTCCTCTGTAAGCTTCTCTCTCAGTTTTAGTCAAAGGCTTGACAATTGTTTTGGCTGCTTTTGATGTATAAAGAAGCCTTTCAGCCACGTCCAGAGGTAAGTCCTTTTGAAGACGCTCAGCTAACTCAGTGTATCCGCTGTCCAGTGCCGCATTAGTGTAGAACAAACGTAGTGTTGCATCAGCCGCTTTTTTTAATTCAGCATTATCTAAATTCTGTTTAGTAACCGCTTGACGGAGTGCTGCGTTTTGATCCGATATTTCATTTTCTATTTTTTCTCTGTCTTTCCTTTCTAGTCTGTCTATCTTGCCAAACTCGTAAGCCTCTTCTGCCCTTTGCTCGGCACTGCTTGCTCTTTTTTCTCTGGCTGTCGCGCGTGTTTCTTCAACTTCTAATTGTTTTATCTGTTGTATACGAGCAGCTGTTTGTGCTGCACCTGCAAGATCACCACGAGCCTGTTGAATTTTTGCGAGTTTAAGCAAGTCTTCAACTTTAGTAAGATCAAGTTGACTCATCCCCGCCTGTAGTCTTTCCTCTGTTGAGGCTCTATTCATTGCTCTTTCCATTGCAGTGGCATCAGGCTTACCCGATACACTAGCCATTAAACCACGAGCACCACTCTGTAGCCCTTTCGCGGCTTGTTGTGCCATTGCTATTTGCTGCGCCTGTGGTGACATGTTAGGGTCAATGCCTCTACTGGGGATGCCCGTTAGTAAACCTGCTATATCTGTTCTAGCCATTATTCAATACCTTATGTTTTATCAGGATCGTTGGGAAAGTCATCCAAAATATCTATTGTGCCATCTCCGTCGCTATCTTTATTCAGTTCATTTAAAGATGCTTGACTAGAAGCTGAAGGTGTTCCAAACATAGAACCTCCTGTGTTTGCTCCCCAAAGAGATCCGAAATTATCTTCAATAGCTTTAATCCAAGAAGGAGTACTTCCTTCACCCATACCTAAAGCACCTAGCATACCAGAAGACCCTAGTGTGCTGGGGTCTATTCCTAACTGCTGTGCAATAAGCATTTCTTGCAGACTAGGTTGTGACCCTGTAAGAGCGCCTAACAAACCCTGCTGTTGAATCTGCTCTAATACATTAGCCTGTCTACTTCCTTCCAGCAAACCCTCAATACCTGACTGACCTAGTTGCGCTAACAGTGTCGCACCTTGCATCTGCCCTCTAGCTGCTGTTTGTCCAGTAACGTCAGCACCTCTTAACAATTCTAAGGCTCTTTGCTGAGGAGCGTAGGCTTGTCCTAACAACATCCCTCCAGCTTGTAAGGCTTGCTGCTGTTCACCTAAAGCTGTTTGTCTAGCTGACAGACTCGCACGAGCCATTGCTTCTTGTCGGGCTTGTTCTTGAGCAAGCAACTCAGAGGACGTACCGCCAAAAGTAGAAGACTGTAATCCTCTACGTCCTTGAGATAAAGCTAAGTCTTGTACAGCTTGTCTTTGCCGTTCTTCTTCAGGTAGCTGTGTTGCTCTAATTGACTCATATATTTCTGACTGAGCAATAGACGGATCTTGTCTTGCTTGATCAAAGAAACCACCTGCTCTTTCTAGCAAAGTATTTTGAAGCGCCTGCTCTTCAGGGGATAAATTAATTCTAAACCCACCAGTTGGGTCGGTCGCTACATTAGCCGTGCTACCTGTAACAGTAAAAGGTCTAAACTCAGAAGCTGTTTGTGCTTGTTGTCCCAACTGTCCAAGCATTTGTAGACTTTGTCTACCCATGTTGTAAGCGTTCTGAATACCTTGTTGACCTGTATAGTAACTACCTGCGGCACCTAGCGCATCTCCAAAGTTTCCTGACAGCAAACCTCCTAAACCCGCCATCCAATAAGGAACATTAGAATTTGAGGGTTGATTAGATTGTGCTTGACCCATCGCTGTGTCGTACCAGTTACCTACGTTACCCTGTGTCTGAGTAGAAGCGGTAGTACCTTGTGGCAGAGCCGTCTCACCTTGTCTGAACTGACTATAGTAATTATCAAAGTCAGGATCTTGTGCTCGTAGCTGACTCACACTGACTCGTCCTAAGTTTTGCATACCAGCAATACCACCAATAGAACCTTGAACAGTGTTAGTAACTGGATCATAATCAGAATAGTTAGTGGTTCCACTAGAGTACATAAAAGGAGAACCCTCTTCTGCTGTTACTTGTTGAGGATTAACCATACCTACCTGCGGATTTACGTTACCCAAATAAGGGTTTTGTTCTGGCATTATATTCTCCTAGTTACTTAGCTACCCAGCCAGTATTACCTGAGCCGGATTCTTTTACATATAAAGAAGTACCTGCACCACCATCAGTTCTCATGTACAATGAACCGACAGCTGCTGACAGTGTACCTTCAGGTGTACCGCTTCCTGAATTAATTGTGGACGCTGTATTGTCTACTTTTACTTTGTTTTTTATGACGGTGGTGCCATCTTGTATTCTAATCTCTTCATCACCGTCTATAACAATAGAAAAAGTTTCACCAAAACCGCCTATTTTAACAGGCGTAAAACCTAAGTTATCTTTAAATTCAATATAAGCGCCAGATAAAGATTGAGAACTTGTGTTTTCAATTTGAAGAATAGCACCTTGTTCTGTGTCATTAACACTACTATACTTTAAAATACCTGTGCCTGCGTCTTTAAAAACAGTATCGTTTCCGTTATGGAATATTTCAAAATCAGAAGAAGTGCCAAACAAAGCTTTAACATTATCATTGAAGATAACATTGCCCGTAAAGGTAACCCCAGCTGCTGTAACGTAAGACGAAAGATCAGGCGGGGTGTAAGTGAACACACCGTTAGTGTTGTTATAAGTTAGACTTGTTGTGCCTGCTGCTGCGACTGTAGCAGAGAAGGAAGTAAGTTCAGTTTTAGTAGCAGAGTGAGTAGCAAGGTTATTAAACTCTACATCAAAGTCTGCACCTTTTACTTTCTTAGCCGCTGATCCCGGGGCTAAAGAATCTTTTGCTAAGAAGTCTGTAGTTTTTACATAATTAGACATTTATATTAATCTCCCTAGTAGAGCATGTATGTCGATTTTTTGAATTGAAAAAGGCTCAGAGGTAATATCTGCTTCAATGCCTATCGTAACTACAGAACCACTACCTGTAGTATTTAACTTAGGAGTTGTTATACTAATTCCTGACGAATATTCAGCATCCGTATTATACTCACTTACAGTAAACTCCGCAGGAATTGTCTCTTGATCTGCACTAACTACTAAAGCTTGTTTTCTAAAAGAAGTAGTATAATCATAACCCCAGTTTAAAGTTACTGGCGTAGTCGTGCTACCAATAATTGTTACATTAAACTTTTTTAAAAACTTTAAATTAGCAGGGCTTTGAAAATCCATCGGGTTACTGAAATAATCTAAACTATAAACACTGCCATTATCTAAGTACCCAGAGTAATTAACAATCTCTTGATTCTTACCCATGTACACAGACCCATCAGCTAGTCGTGTTAAAGCAGTAGGAGTATTGGCTGACCAAGTAGTTATACGGTGAGCGCCTGATTCATCTAAGGGGCCACGCATATCCACACAATATGTAATCCCTGTTTCTTTTAAAGCTAAAAGATAAAAGGCTTCATCTGCACTATATACAGAATCAATACTACCTGTAGAAGACGCTAGTTCAGAGGAAACATAACCAGTTAAATCATTACGAACATTTTTACTAATGTCTCGCAAGGGCATCGACTTTTCTTGAATAGTCCTGCCAAAGCTACGTATTCCTGTTTCTGACAAAAAGATAATATCATTACCTGTTTGTTGGATAGAGTCCCTAGAGATGCAGCCTACACCCTCTACAGTATCGTGTAGTTTAAACACAGGGCCAGCGACATTGATCATAGAAGCGCCTTCATATACAAGGATAGAACGCTTACCAAAGATAACTAGAAAACTATTATAAGCAGCTAAGCCGACAATCTCGTCAAAGCCTGTAGGCCATACTGATGTCAGGTCTAAAGAACCTGCACCTCCTGAGTGCCAGTTATCTACATCAAGTGTTTTACTGTAGTAAATTGTATATTTATTATCAGTAATGTCTGCGGCCCAGAGTCTACCAAAAGCGCCTAGTACTTCGTTAGCTGAAGGGCCAATGTGAGAACTATCAGTCAACACTTCAAGAGTGGTGCTGCCTGCGTTAGACTTTAAAGGCTGATGTCCACGCTGGAAAAATAAAGCATTGTTATTAAAAGTAATTATTTTCCAGTTGTTTGCTGTAATAGTATAACCAGCAGGAAGAGTTACTTCTGAAAGCAATGTAGTGCCTGTAAATATTTTATTATTGCCAACAGAAAAAACAGTAATACTTCCGTCTCTATCTACAAACTCGTGAATAGCTTCTATTTCACTGCTACCTAAAACAGATGCTCCGTTTGTAGAAACATTAACATAACCTTTACGAGCGCCAATACGACCATACTGATCAATAACACAGTTGTTGGCAATAGAAGCGAATGACGGGTTAAGACCTATAGGAGAATCCTGAGTGTTTAAACCCAAGAAACCCGGTGCTGCTACTGTAATATTTTGTAAAGGCTGAGCCATTAGCAAGTAGTCCAAATAGTATCTTCAGGATGTTTAGCTGCGTCATAAGCGACAGCGTCAGCTAGTGTATTGTCTGCTATAGCAAACAACTCTGCGGAACTAACACCGCCCGTTTCTCCACGTTCTCTTGCAGCCATAGCGGTAGCAAGTTGAACAACTGCTGGTGAAGGTACAGTTAACTTATCGTTATTTTCTGTAAACGGCTGTGTTCTTTGTATCACATTAAAGCGTATTTCGTACAACCCGTTAGGTTCAGGATATAAGTCTATGCCTGTGTCGCCATTGTCGTCTACTCCGTTAAAAGAATAGTACTTCGGAGAACCTTTAGGTACTTCTTTATTTAAAAAGGCATTGTTAAACCAATGGGCTGTCTTGTAGTTTAAAAAGTAATTAGACGTGTCATTAACAACATCTAAGACAGTTATATTATTTTTAGAATCTGTTAAGTTGTAGTGGAAAATATTGTCAGTTGTACTGACTGTTAAAGTGTTTCGTAAAGCAGACCAGTTCCAAGCCTCTTCTACTTGAACTTTAGCATCATTAACAAACTCGCCAATAAGTTTTGAATAAGAATTATCAGAGACGTTTGTAACTTCGTCTTCTCTCAGTCTGCGTAAAACAGAATTAACAAGTTGTAAGTAAGTCATGGGTATTCCTATTATCCTATTGTACTAGGAGGTAGTGTGAAATCAGTTGTAGTTCTTTCGAATAAATCTAATTCTTCGTAAGGGGCAATCTCTGTTTTAAATTTAAAAGGACCTGTATCAAAGAGCGCATCTGTAGTTCTAGTAGGCGAAGGACGTGAAGGTAACATACCACCAGCACTGCCTAACATCCCACCCAGTCCTCCTAACAAACCTGATTTAATTACGTCTTCTAAACCACCTAAGTCTGGACCGCTTGTATTAGGAAGTGCTTCTCTAACAGCTTCATCAATAGCACTTGCTACATTGTTGATAGGCTGCAAGACTTCATCATCAATAGTACTACCTACTTCTCTAATTACATCTTCTGTAGCAGAACCTAACTCTTGAACTTCTTCCGGTATTAACTCTTTTACAGGTTGTAGAATATTATCGTCAAGAGAACTACCGATTGTTCTTACAACATTAAGAAGACTGCCTGCATGTTCTTCAACAAAATCACGCAAAGGTTCAAGAACAGTAAGGCTTCCGCCTTCTTGTATATATTCTACAAAGCCGTCTCTCAAAGCATCTTCAATGTCTGCACCAGAAGCAGCTACTTCAATAGCTTTAATTAAACCCGATTGTACATCGTTAGCATTAATATTTAATTGACCAGCAATAGCTTCAGAACTTGTACCTATTGTTTCAAGTGCTGTATTTAAAATATCTTGACCAAACAAAGCTGTAGCTGCTGATGCTAAATCTCCAGTACCCGCAGCATTAAGAAGACCAACAGATTGTGCGTAACTTAAAGAGCCTAAACCTTGGCCCGCAAGAGCCGCCGCTTCTGCTGCCTGACCTGCTGCTGCTGCTGCTGTCTCTGACAAGCCTGAAGCTAAGGCGTTTTGTGTAGCTTGAGCAGCAGTGTTAGCGGCTTCAGCGGCATCAACAGGTGCTACTAAATTGCCTGAAATTTGTAAACCGCTAGTTATAGCACTAGCATAATCCGCTGCATGTAAAGTCTCTCCCGTTGCTGCTCTCATAGCTGTATTAACTAAACCAACTGCTGGAACAAACGCACTTAGTATATTTACAAGAGGGCTATTAAAAGCACTTTCTCTAGGTTGTTTAATAGTACTATAAGTACCCGGCTGTCCTAGTACTACCCACTCTTCGCCTTGACCTGCGTTACCATGTATTTGATTATTGGCATTCATATTACCGGGAGTAAAGTAATAAACAACACCGTCACGTTCTTGTGTTAAAGGTATTTCATTATTTATAACATACTCAGCAAGTTTTGTACCTTGTGCTTTATCTCCAACATCAGTAGGGCCAGCGAAACCCATTCTAGCAAAATCACCCGGATCATAGTTATTATAATTATAAACGGAATCTGTCTGTTCTCGTTGGGCTTGTGTTTGATTAAACGTATCTAAATAATTAGTAAAGGCTAAGTCAGGGTTTTCCCACTGTGCAGCCTCTCCATAATCTTGTTCTTTAACTGTACTTGAGAAGTAACGCTCATTAGAACGCTCTCCTGTACCTTGTATATATAAGCTAGTTTCTTGTCCTAATGTACCACCAGATACTAAACCAGCTGCTAGTTCTTGTTCTTTAGGTTCTGTAGATTGTGTAGGTGCGACAGACTGCTGAAATTGATCAGGTTGTTTAGATTGTTCACTAAGGAAAGGGTCTGAAGCTTGAGCAGTAAAAGGGCTAGACTCTATTGTACTTTCTTGAATTAAAGAAAGAGGGCCCTCAGCTAAACGCCGGGATTGTATATTATTGTTTATTCTTGTATTTAAAGAACGATTAGCTGCACCCATTATTTATCTCTCTGTACGCCTTTAGTTTTTTCAACAGTTCGCATAGCGCCTAGTCCTAACATGCCCATCAATACTGGCATCATTTCTGACAAAGCTATAAGGGGAATGACAATTGTAGAACTGGATAAAGCCAACGCAAAATTAGCCAACGGTATAATAATAAAGTTCCCTGCCATACCAGCCACACATACCCAGCCAACAGCTGGCCTCCAACCTGCGACAAACATATTCTTATGAGCAGCTTCAACCTTGTTAACTTCAAGCTGACCCTTAGCAAGTTCTTGAGCATGACGTTCAGCCATCGTAGCCAATTCATAAGCGATGGCATTTTTCTTGTCTTTATCCTCTATGAATTTATCTAAGAGACCTGTTACTGGTTCTATTAAAGAAGTTAATATACTCATATTATACACTATTTTTGTCTATTTGTCAAGAGGTTTTCCCAGTATTTTTTGAACAGTAGGTGATTCATATATCCTAATACCTAACCATACAATAGTAAACAAAGAAGCTGTTGGAGGTAGCCATGCAACTAATGCCATTAAAGTAGTTGAAGCCGCCATTATATCTATTGTATCTTTAGTTGCACTATCCATGAGTAAGTCCTACAATTATGTTATATATACTATAAGTAGCTGCTATTAAACATACAATAGCTACTACCTGAATGCTATTCCAAAAGAATGCTTTGCGCTTCCTAGCCTGTAGATAAACAGTCTTCTCTCTCTGGTCTTTGATCTTGCGTCTGAGTGCCACCAGTTCCTTATATCCCTCTGGGCCATAGGTGTACATCAGCAGTTCTCTGAGTTCTGATTCCTGTTGCTTGATCTTTTTTTCATGCGCGTATATCTCCAATGCTTCCTGCTCAACACTTTTGGAAGCAATAATTCGTTTGAAGAGAGGCGGGTTTTCTGCCCTACGCTTATGCTCATTAAGATCAGCGACGGCCCCATACCACCGACCCAACTGCGAGAGGGTATCTTCTACCCCCTTCCCAGCCTGCACCATGCGCTGTATAGTGCCAAACGCATTGGTTGCTACGCTAATCGCTGTTATTGGGTCGATCATTTAAAAGCCCTCTATTCAGCAGGTTCTTCAGCAGGTGCCCAAGGCATACCCGCATCAACTACAAGGTTGCTATCTATCTGCTTCTGGATAACTCCGTTTACATGCTCTTCATACCCGTCAACAACAATAGCTTGCACCCATCCAATAACGTCAGCTTCTGTTAGGTCAGCGAAAGGAATGTATCCGTCTGCTGATGGGTCTGCATTCTCAAAGGGGGTAGCCCCAGAGAACGTGCCAGTGTTGCCGTCAGTATCTGTACCTGTTTTAGTCCAGTAGGTCTGTACTACTGATTGCTCTTGGTTGTGTTTAATGCCAGTGATTGCCCAAGTGTATTCCATGTTTATCTCCTTCTGAGATGTTATGCGTTTTCTAACGCGGTTATTCTAGCTTCAAGCGATTCAATTACCGCCTGTTGCTCTTGAATAGTTTTGACCAGAAGAGGCACCATCTTAGATTGGTCGAGACCCTGCAAGTCTGGGTTGCCCTTTGCGTCTACCGAATCCTTCTCACCTACCACCGCATCAGGAACAATGGCAGCTACCTCGTGAGCCAAGAAGCCGTCGGTTCTTATGTCGCTTCCTACCCACTGGAAGTTGATAGGATTAAGAGCCATAAGGTCAGCGGTTGCTGAACCCATAGGCTGTATATCTTCTTTAACCCTGTAGTCAGACGTGGTGGAATAGGTTGTGGCGTAGTAGTTGGTAGTAACCTTTCCGTTTACAGTGCCATCGTTTCGACAGAATGTAGCATGATAGTGGACGTTACCTGCTGTGTTGTTACTTGCCAGCGACTCTATGTTAGGCGTTGCTTGAACAAGTGTGGTGCCTGAATTAAATATAAAGCCTTTAACATTAGAAGTGCTTGCTGGGTTTACATAGAACGCTGTGTCGTCACTGTCGTAGAATATAGGGGCGCGTAGGTCTACGTTTGCAGTAACAGAACCGTCTGAGGATATGCGCATACGCTCTTCAATTGTAGTATTGTTATAAGCTGACCCTGATTTTGCATTGAATGTAATAACACCACGCCAATCGCTTGAAGAAGCCGCTTGCATACCAATACTGGCTACATAATCTGCTGTTTGTCCACTATCATCACGCATAAAGTAACGAGGAGTTTCTTGCGATATAGTGGTACTTTTAACTGAAATATTGCCTTCTTGTATTTCTAACTTTTCACTAGGCGAACTAGTACCAATACCCACATTGCCTGATGAGTCTATGCGCATGCGTTCTGTGCCAGTAACGTTAATAGCAAAGG